GAACAACAATTTAATTCTATAACAGTGCCTTTAGTATCTAATGCTGGAAGCACAGCAACAGGAGGCGGTTTTCAGTGTACAATTGGACCCGTAAATGATAGAGCTTAATTATGTCAGGACTTACAAACTATACATATGATACTTTAAAACAAGCTATTCAAGACTATACTGAAGTTGGGTCTACTGTATTCACTACAACTATTTTAGATGGTTTTATTATGGCTGCACAAAATAGAATTAATTTAGATCTTCCAATGGATTCTGATAGGGTTCAAGATGAAGCACAATTTGCAACTGATTTTAATTCTATTACCATGCCTACTAAAGCTTTGTTTGTTAGAGGTATTAAAGTATTTGATTCTACAGCTAATACAACAGGTTCCGGTCAATGGTTAGAAAAACGTGATCAAACTTTTATTTCAGAATATGTTAATGAATTAACAGGAACTGCAGGAGGTGCTGCTGCACAAGATGTAACAGGACTACCTAAATATTATTCAATGTTTGGTGGTGCAACAACAGGAGCTAGCACAGCTACATCAGGAGCTATATACATAGCACCTACACCCGATAAAAATTACAAATATATAATTCATTATAATGCAATGCCTACAGGATTAGGTTCTGGTGGTGATGGTAATTCTAATACTTATCTAAGTAATTACTTTCCACAGGGTCTATTATATGCATGTTTAGTAGAAGCTTTTATGTTTTTAAAAGGCCCAACAGACATGTTGACACTATATGAAAATAGATATAAAACTGAACTACAAAAGTTTGCAGCAATGCAAGTTGGAAGAAGAAGACGAGACGATTACACGGATGGTACAATAAGAATTCCAATCGAGTCAGCGCCTCAGTAATTAGGAGAAAAAATTTATGGCAATAACATCAGCAGTATGTAACACTTTCAAAACAGAAGTTTTAAGAGCTATTCATAATTTTACAAATGGTGGAAATGAATTTAAATTAGCATTGTACACAAGTAGTGCTACATTAAATAAATCAACAACAGCTTATACATCATCTAACGAAGTAGCTAATGGTAATGGATACACTACTAAAGGAATAGCACTTACAAATGTAACACCAGCTCTAGATAGTGATACTGCATGTTGTGATTTTGCAGATGTATCTTTTACATCAGCTTCATTTACAGCTAATGGTTGTTTAATTTTTAATGAAACAGCAAGTGGTGATCCAGCAGTTTGTGCAATAGCATTTGGTGGAGATAAAACTGTATCATCTGGAACTTTTACAATTCAATTCCCAGCAGCAGACGCATCTAACGCAATCCTTCGTATAGCATAGGGAGGTAAATCCTTATGGCATCTATCTGGGGTGGTGATAATCCTTCAGTAGCATGGAATGAAAATTCCTGGGCATCTAATACTATTACAGTTTCTTTAACCGGCGTTAGTGCTACAAGCACAGTTGGTTCAGTAGAAGCTTTTAACGAAGAAGGTTGGGGCAGGCAAGAATGGGGTAACTCTGGTTGGGGTGTAGACTATTCAGTTTTACCAACAGGATTAAGTGCAACTTCTAGTGTTGGAAGTGTTGTAGCTACTCAAGTTATCACTACAGAATTAACAGGTTTAAGCACTACATCTTCAGTAGGATCATTAAGTTTTGATTTAACTTCTATTATAACGCCGACAGGTGTGCAAGCTCAAACACAACTTGGTGATTTTGACAATGCCGGCACTTTAGTCGGTTGGGGTAGAAATGGTTGGGGTGAAGAACCTTATGGAGATTCATTTAACAAACTAGTTCAACTAGCAGGATTAAGTGTAACTTCTAGTGTTGGTACACCAGTTTTAGATTTACAATCCGTAGTATCTTTAACAGGATTAAGTACAACATCTAGTGTAGGTTCTTTAGATGTAATTGTAGATTGCACTGTCATTCCAACAGGTCTTAGTGCAACTTCTAGTGTAGGAAGTATATCTCCAGCAGATGTTATGGGTTTAACAGGGTTAAGTACAACCTCTAGTGTAGGAAGTATATCTCCAGCAGATGTTGTGGGTTTAACAGGAGTAGGAACAACTTCTTCTGTAGGCGAAATAAGTATTTCATCTTCGCCTATTGTAATTCCAACTGGAGTAACCTCTACATCTTCAGTTGGTTCTATAACTGTTCCAGCTATGAAAATAGGTTTAACAGGGTTAAGTACAACATCTTCAACTGGAAACATAAGTCTTGATGATCTTGTTGTAGGACTAGAAGGACAGTTAACAACATCTAGTGTAGGTACAGATTTAATTCTTAAATACTATGGAAGACTTACTCCTAAAACTAGTACGGGGTATTCAAAAAAAACACCTAAAACGTCTGTTAGTGGATATTCAACTAAGACGCCAAAAAATACAACCGGGTACACACGTAAAACTTCTGCATAATTATGTTTGACTTAAAACTAAATAAACAATATAAATAGCAATAATTAGGAGATTAAATAATGGCATCAACTTTTACAGATCTTGGCCTAGAGCTAATGGCAACCGGCGAAAACGCTGGTACTTGGGGAACAAAAACAAACGCAAATTTAAGTCTTGTAGAACAACTTACGGGTGGATATAATTCTCAAGCTGTAACTGATTCAGGAACACCAACTGCTTTATCAATAGCAGACGGTGCTTTGACAGGAACTGCTCAACACAGAGTTATAGAATTAACAGGATCAATATCAGGAAGTAGAGTTGTAACTTTTCCTCTTCTTACAGAAAATTTTTACATTATTAAAAATAGCACTTCAGGTGCACAAACAGTACAAATAAAAGCAGTATCTGGTTCAGGAGCAACGGTTACTTTTGCAACAGATGATAAAGGATATAAACTTATTTATCTTGATGGTGTTGCAACAAACACTGGAGTTTTTGAAGCGACTGTAGGGGCAACTGGAGATGTAACTTTAACAGGAACACAAACTTTAACAAACAAAACTTTAACTAGCCCTGTAATAGGAACAAAAATTTCAGATACTAATGGAAACGAATTAATTCAACTTACTGCAATAAGTTCAGCAGTTAATGAATTTACTTTATCAAATGCTGCAACAGGTAATGGTCCAGTTCTTTCAGCAACAGGTGAAACTAACGTTGATATAAATTTAAATCCTAAAGGAACAGGAACTCTTAAATCAGGTTCAACTGCAGTTAAAATTGCAGGACTTGAGACTATGTGGGTTCCATCATCAGCAATGTATCCAGCTACAACTAATGGTGCAGAAGCTGCACAAGTTGAAACTACAGCTTTAAGACCTGATATGAAAGTATTAGACTTTGACGCAAGTACAGACGAACACGCACAATTTTCAGTAGCTTTTCCTAAATCATGGAATGAAGGCACAGTAACTTATCAAGTTTATTGGACACCAAGTAATACAAACACAGGTGATTGTCTTTTTAGATTACAAGGTGTGGCATGTGCAGACAATGATACTATTGATGTTGCTTATGGAACATCAATCGCTGTTTCGGATGCCGGTATTGGAACAGTAGAAGATCAACAAATTTCAGCTGTAAGTGGTGCAGTGACAATTGCAGGTTCTCCTGCAGCAGGAGAAATTACTTACTTTCAATTATTTAGAGATGCAAATGCTGGTGAAGATACTTTTACTGGAGATGCAAGAGTTCTTGGTATTAGAATATTCTTTACTACAGATGCTGCTAACGACGCATAAGGAATTTAGATATGAAAAAAATAGACACACCTTTAACTGTCGAAGGTAAAGGACACAAAAATAAAAAATCAACTAGAGGTAAATCTTTTGGTTACCAAGTTTTAGGATTTGGTGCTGGGGGTAGTCCAGTTTTTGAATTTTTACAAGCAACAGGTGGTACAGTATCATATGATGGAAATTTTAAAATACATAGTCTGGGTACTGATACTTTCAATGTTACTGCTTTAGGAACTGATGGAACATATGGTGAAAGACTAGAACAAGTTTTGATTGTTGCTGGTGGTGGTAATGGTGGATTTAACCACGGAGCAGGTGGCGGAGCAGGTGGAATGAGGTTTCAAAACTCTGTGTCTGTAACCGTACAAGCTTATTCTATAACTGCAGGTGGTGCTGGTGGCAACTCAAATGCTTTTGGTGAAACTAATACTAGAGGTGGTAGAGGTTCACAGACTGGAACTAATAATGGTGAAACCGGTGGTTCAGGTGGCGGCGGAGACAATGGCGGTGGTAAATCTGGAACTAGTGGACAAGGAACCTCTGGAGGTTCTGGAGGTGGATATGGATTTCAAAGAGCTGGCGGCGGCGGCGGTGGTAAAGGCGGAGGCGGAAGTGGTACTTCTGGAGCTAACGCTGGTGTTGGTGGTTTTGGTTCAGCAAGTTCAATAACAGGTGCTTCTGTAACTTACGCTGGAGGCGGCGGAGGAGGAGCAGGAGATGGTTCTGGAGCTAACGGCGGATCAAGCGTTGGGGGTAATGGCGGTTCAGGTCGAGGCGGTCAATCTGGAGGTGCTGGCACTAGTGCCAGAGGATCTGGAGGCGGTGGAGGATCAGCTTCTGGAGGCGGCGGAGGTTCCGGTGGTACAGGCCGTGTAATTGTAAGGTATAAATATCAATAATGGCTAATTTTGCAGAAATAAATTCAGATAACGTTGTAATAGATATTGTTTTTATAGATAACGAAAATATAACACCTGATGAAAATAACACAGAAGAACAAAAAGGAATTGCTTTTTTAAAAAAATTGTTTGGTAGTGAAAGAACATTTGTTCAATGTTCTTATGGAACTGTAAAAAATAAATATTATGTTGTTAATGCTGAAACAGGTGAATATACCTATGATGAAAACTTACAACATAAAAAATTTAGAAAAAACATGCCTCAACCAAATTCAATTTGGGACCCTGGAAGAGATTGTTTTTATGAACCAAGAATGTATGATTCATGGATTTTTAATGAAAACACAGGTTGTTATGAAGCTCCTATACCTTATCCAAGTGATTTAGACCATGTTTATGAATGGGATGAAGTAAACCAGCAATGGATT